CCTCATTAGTCACAAATACTGATGCACTGCCGTTGCCATCAGCAAAGCCTGGGATGTAAGCCTTAAATGGTGCATACTGACCAACGGCTTGGCCGATGGTGGTAACGTCGATTTCAGCACGGCTGATTTCAAAGCTCCAGTTCTGCACTTGGCCTACAGCAGCATAATCAGCGTAATAAACCTCAAATACATTTGGTGCTGCAATAGTGCCATCATCAGTGATAGCAAGAATAATGCCGCCAGCACTGGTTGATACGGTCAACACACCAGTAGCAGCGGTGTAACTTAATACGTAATAAGTAGTAGCTGAACTGATTGGCGCAGGTAATGTACCGGAACCAGCAGCGCCGGTTTGGCTGTTTACAACACGGAATTTAACGGGATCACCAACCTTAAGGTTTAGGTAAGTTTGAACGGTGATTTGGTCGCTAGCAATGCTGACGTTGGTTTCACCGAACGTTCCAGTGGTACCAGCAGGCTTGTAATAGAGAGCGCCGGACGTACCGGATAAAACTGTGACGGCCATTGATGTAAACGATGATTGGCTGCTCTAAGTATAGCGTTCAATCTAAATAGGCTTCAAATGTTGCCGTTAGCTGCGTTTGGAAATATGCGGCAGATAATCCTGATGACGCGCTAACGCCAGTTTCGATAGCATTTGCTTGCACAACTGCTGGCCCTGATGCAGCATCAAAGATAATGCTAGAAAACTTGGCACGGTCAAATAAATCCTTGATCCGTTCAGCGATTGTGTAGTTAGCTGCGGCGCCAACACCTATAGGCGTAAACACATTTACCACTAACACACCGTTTTGACGGTTGAACCCAACGCCGCCTGTAGGCAGCAAAGTTGCATAAGCATTATCGCCAAACCGTATTGATACCTGAAGCCACGGCGCATTGCCTGGTGGTGTGAATGGTACGTTTGTATAGCTAACAGGATAAACCGGTGCTATCGCCATCTGAGTAGCTATCCGTCCTTCAATAGCAGCGCGGACGTTGTTATATGTGCTGCTCATGATTCTCTGCCGATCTTGGCGGCAGCTATACGTACTCTGCCTTGCACGTCTTTAGAGATACCTTGAATCCAGCCATCTTGACCACCTTGGGCGCCAGCAGTTTGCTTGCTACTGCCATTCGCTAATGCCTCTGCATATGGCAGGTTGTTATGAACGCTGTAGACATTACCAAGCCGCTCTTGGCTGTAACCAATGCGGTCTAATGCTGGTGTGCCTGTGTATGTACCTGGTGGCTTTATGCCGCCTGATGCTGAGTTCTCGCCTACCTGCCAGCTAGCACGAAATCTACCAGTATCAACCGGGCTAGCTTGTTTTAACAGGCTGTCAGTTTCGAGCACCGCAGCACGCAACAGCTTTTCCATTTGCTTCTCGGCATAATCACCAATCTGGTTTAGCCTTATAGTGCCTGCCATTAGACCCTCAAAATTAATTCATAGGTTATTGCCGTATTATCCTGCTCAATTGTTGTAACTGTAATAATTTGATGCACTACTGATGCAATCAGTACTTTATCTGCTGGTGTCGGTGCATTAGCTAGATCAGCCGCTGCTACCATCAACCGCTTATCACCTGCTTGGATTAGGTCGTTTACTTCGCGTAAACTTACATCCTCAAGCACACCACGAACAACCGTATCAGCAGCAGTTTCAGCCGCTGTGCCAGTAGCTGGGTCATAGGCGCCCATTGTGATACGGCGGATAGTAGCAACACCGCCAAACTTAGCCATCAGCTTTGAGGCAACCTTACGTAGCGGGTTGGAAAGGCTCATGCCCACACCCTTACAGGATTAGCTGGGTACACAGCATATTCTTCCCATCCATCAGGTAAATCACCGTTGTAATTCACATGCCAGCCATCAACAGTAGTCGGAGGCACTAGGCAATTTCCTTCTTCATCCCATTCGCCACCACGGGAAATAGTGCCGATCACATCCAGGCTATGGGTGTGTGATGCGGTAATAAAACTGCCGTCTTCAGTAAGCAAGCCAGCAGCGTCTAGTGCAGCCATGCCGGTAGCTTCATCAGGCCAGCGGAACATCGACGGTGTAGGTGGTGTCAGTGTGTCAAGCATGGCTATTGAGTAGTGGATTGGAGGGTGGGGTCGTCAAGGCGGACGGGCCAGTAGGTGAAGCGCTTGATGGTGCCGTTTAAAGTTGTTACATCTACTCCAAATTGAGTTCCCAAAGATAATGAATTCATTAATCCAGAAGGAAGATTTCCAGAATTATCAGTTTGTCCTGAAATTCCATTTGAAAATATTCTATAATAATTATTTCCAAACGTTGAGATTGACTTTGTGTATAAATTTAAATTTTGATTAAATGATACTATATTTGCTGAAGGTATGCCATCTCTAACAACAAAAAATCTAGTTTGAGTAGAATTTCCATAGCCAGAAAGTAATCTATTTGCACTTGATCCAGATGAAATTTCCCAATATCTTCTAGTATTTTCGTCAAAAACAGTTATTCCTTTTGCCTCACTAAAAACAGTCCCCTCATCCTGCCGATACCAGCTAGAGAATGCAGTCCCCGTAATGCTCGCCACATCCGCGCTGCGCGTGGCGGCGGCTGTCGTGGTGGGGATGTAGGAGGTAGCAAAAGCTCCGACTTCTAGTTGGGCGCCCCAGAGGTAAAATGTATTGCCCCCTCCTGTGTCAACTTGAGACGTAACTGCTAAGGTGCCGACTGACGTCGTTTTGGTGATACTAAATCTCTGCCATGATGAAGTAGCCGTAACCGTAAGAGTGGTAGGGTCGCCAAGGTTTGTATTTATTACCAACCTTACCGATTGAATCGTATCGCATCTAATCCAAATTGAAAAGGTATAAGCAGTATTTGCCGAGCCACTTCCAAATTGCAAGATTCCAGAGCTGACTGGCAACGTAACAGAATCTGCTGTAGTTGTTCCATTTGGAGCCACAGTCGTGTTGGCGGTTCTTGATGCAGTTCCAAATAGTGCCCACGCCACATTATCAAACTCCTCACTCCTCAACAGCAGATTCGTCCTCTGCTCTTCCACCAACAACCCCAGGCTTTCGCCTGTTGTAGGGTTATGGTCAAAGCGTGGCTCGTCGGTAGTTGCCGACCGCAACACCCCATCACTACCAACAAACGTGCCGCTGCTGGCGCGGGTAAACGTGACGAGTGATGCACCAGTAGTGGCATCAACTAACGACTTATTATCAGCAAACCGTAAATCAAGACTAGGTACAGCACGAGCTTTACGCCATAGTTCATTCTTTACCCAGCCAGGTGCTAATGCCCCACCAGGTGCAACACCAGTACGAAATGCAGCAGAACCACGCATTATAGGCCAGCCTCTAAAGTTAATATTGCTAAGTCAAATGTAACAGCAGATACAGGAGTGAAAGCTCCCTTAGTTTCAATCTCAATGAATAAACTTGTACTACTTGCTGCTAATTTAACTAACCTGCCTGGATAATCAGCTTGGGTATAAATTGAACTACCAAAATCTTGTGGTGTAGGTAAATCAACATATCCTAGATACTTACCATGATCAGCAGTTAATAGATCAAATGCTGCATTATCTGCAATAGCAGTAGGACTTGCATTATAAAAATGTATCCTAAAGGAAGCCATCCCTGCTGGTACAGAAGTATCATGCGTTGCCATTGCAATTGATTGTATTAAAATATATCCTCCGCTAGGGCCTGCTGTAGTTAATGTATGTATTGCTGATCCAGCAGTTGCACCAACAACATCTCCTGCTGTATAAGCAGTAGCATTACTAGGACGGTTAAAAGCAACAGTGCTACGATATGCGCCACTTGTTACAAGGCTTGCATAAGTGCCATCAGACCTACGCTGTAGGCCAATGTCGCCGCCGGCTGGAGAAATAAGATTTGACATGATTAGCTCCGCCGGATTGAGAAGTTACCTGGCCCGCTTATTCTAATCCCTGTTAGGTATCTTTCCACTATTGGCGGGATTTTATCTGCACCAACAGCGCCATAGCCCAGGTTAGGCGTCACGTTAAGGCTACCGATTTGAACATTCTTAAAATCTTCTAGCCCACTTAACCCAATCCCATCAGGGTTGTTATGCAAATAAACCGCCAGCACTACCTGTG